GGTGCTTTCCGATACGTTACTTACTTCGTCTTCTCTGAGACGCCGCAATACTCCGTTGACTAGGTTTAAATATGTCATGCGACTATTCCTTCAAATCCTTCAAATAAACCTTTTTGACTTGCGCCTTTAGGTTTTCGACGCGGGTCTCCGGTCAGTCTTTCAATTTGCATATTAAGGGCTAAAACCGCATCAGAGTTTGGTATCTGGACGGGCGGAGTAGGCGGAGCATCAATCCGAATATCAAATGTAGAAAACGGGTCGCCTTGTTGTTGAGCCATAGTTGGCAGTGTGGCTAACGCCGTCAGCATTCCGGCTCTTTCTAAGCCATTACCGCCATTATCGCCGGGGCCATTACCGGGGCCATCGTCTGGGCCTTCTGTGCCAACTGTTGTAGTGGTGGCTGGGGCAGTCGTAGTCGGCGTAGTTGTGGTTGTAGTCGGCGTAGTCGTTGGCGTAGTTGTGGTTGTAGTGGTTGGTGTAGTGGTAGTGGTCGGCGCAGTCGTGACCGTTGGCGGGGTCGTGGTGGTCGTGTCATTTACAGTCACGGTTGACGCTCCATCGCCATTAGTACTCTCAACAGCCTCAGCCTTAGAGGTAATCGTCCCATCGTTGTTCATATCAACAGGCTCAAGACCAGCACCCTCCAAAGCTTGGTTTATCTCAACCTCTGTCATATCTTTATAGTTAGGCAAGTTTACCAAGATCCAATCAACGGCTTTTACTGCATCGGTTTGCTCTGTAGCCGCAGTGCCTTCTTGGTCAAGAATTGGGGGCCGAGAATAATCTGTATCCTGCGTATAAGTTCCATCAACAAAACCTCCTTCCTCAGCAATAACCTCCCAATCTTCAATAGATTTAATATCACCCTCTGACCCCGGCCCTCTAATAATTTCTCCTGTAAAAACGGGAACTGGATCGCCAAACTCGTCAGAATAGCCTCCTACTTGAACCCAAACACCATCCCTATAAACCCACTCACCAATCTCAGGAAGGCTGTTATCCTGTGATGCAACACCGCCAGCAGAAGGATCAACCGTTACGGTCGTTGGAGGCTCAGCCGCGCCTGGATCACTACCATCAACCTTATCAACACTTAGATCATCGTTTGTTGTTATATCACCATTGTCATTAGGATCATCGTCTTTAGGCTGGGTGACTGTAGGCATAGTAAGGTCAACATCTACGCCAAAATCATCACCAATATCTTTACCCATGCCTGTAACTTCAGCAGTGGCACTACCGGTGTTTACAACAACGCCTGAATCTTTGTCACCGCCAAATATCGCATTGGTAGCAGCAGCCCCAACTCCTTGCTTAATTGCATCAACAATCGCGCTAGAGTTAGCACCCGCCTTTGTAAGCTCTTCAAGTATTTGCGGGCCAGTAACTTCATTGAAAGCAGTATTGCTTACTTGTTGAGTAAGACTTGCTACATCAGGATTGGACATAACATTTGCAGATGCACTGGGATTCAAATAGCCCGTAGCCGCTGCTGAAAGCGCCTGCGTTACATCAAGATCGCCGGTCATTGCTAGCTGAGTTGCAGTGTTAACAATGCCAGAAGCCGCCGCTGTGGCACCAGCCGCAGAAGTAATTAAACCGCCTTTCAAAATTGCCCCAGCTATCGGGCCAGTAAATACCGCCGCTATCGCAATCCCAAGGGCAGACTCAAGAAATGAGCTACCGCCTACTTCTCTATAAGTTACGTTACCCGTGTTTAAGTCAAAATCTATTGCGTAACCTTCTCCGCTTATTCCGCTTCCTGTTATTCTGGGGACTTCCCCCAAACCAATGCTTTCGTATGCCTGATTGAGTTGCTCATTCAAATTATTATATTGGTCAATTTTAGAATCTAACGCTTGATATGCTTCACTGCTTTCAGCTTCTGCTCTTGCCTCATCAACAGTCATGCCGGGATTTTGATTAAGCAATACAGCAATGCGTCGATTTAAAACAGCATCAGGCGTACTTCGATCCTGCATAACAAGAGCTTCATTGCCAAAAATGTCATCAAAAGCGTTCATCTGCGCTTTAATATTGTTTACTTCATTAACAAATGCAGACCACTGTGCCTCATTGACGCCGAGATACTGGTTAGCGTCAGCAAAAGTTGCGGAAGCATCAATCATGTCCCCAAACCGCCCTGTATCAGCAGTCGGAAATGGATCTTCTGCTGGAGTATCGTCGGCTAAATTATCAAGCGTTGTGTCATCAGCCGTTGTATCAACCAACAAATCTGTTTCATCTAGCTGCTGTTGAGTTTGAAACTGTTGTGCTTCCTGCGTGTTAGATAAGACCTCTTCAACAACGTCCGCAGATGATGGGCTTACATTTACAAAAAAGTCCCGCTCTTCCATTGTTGGATCGCGGCCGATAGTGCTATTAAAGGTTTGAAAAACAGCCGCCTCTTGAGAATTGGCTATACCCTGCTCAATCTGCTCAATGCTTTGATTTGTTGCAAGCCAGCCATCTATCCCGCCTTGCAAGGGATCGCGGCCAAGATATTGGTTATATAGCTTGATAATCTCATTAGCTTTGTCTTCATTTTCAGCGGTAGCAAATAACTCTGCCATTACTTGGCCCTCAGCTTCATCAGCTTATCAGCACCACGTATTCCGAACGATGCAGATACCGCCAGAAACAATAAATACTGATACCAATCCGGCAGATCATCCAAAGCAGCAAAACTACTAGAAACACGCTGAAGAATCGCGGGGTCATCAACAATAACGCTATAGCCCAAGCAAAAGAGCGGAACCGCCAATACGATCGTCCAGAACTCATCTTTCCAGCTACTAGCACTGGCCTGAGCCATCTTTTCTTCCCAGGTAGCTGTGTTACTAATGACCTGCATCTTTGCTTGATGTTTTGCTTGAGATTGCTCATGACGATTGTTGATCCATGTCTTTGCTAACCCTGCTACCGGCCCTAACAGTGCTTGTAACATTAGTCATCATCCTTGACGAATCGACCCTTTTTATCGCGCCTACGTTTTCGGCCTAATAACTCTTGGACTGTATCGGTCTCCCAAATACGGATACCTACCCAAATAATCGTAAATAGAGCAGAAAGTGGTGGAAGAATGGCAGAAATAGTGCCTAGAACAGTGCCAAAGCTGATTACATCTATTACTTG